ATTATCTATTTCATCACCAAAACCAGTATACATATTTTGTAATTCTAATTGAAGCAATTGAATTGCGTCTTCGTTATCGTCTATTGTATTATTTAATTTATTGATGTAGTTGATGCCCCCGTATGTAGCTGCCAACAAAGACAACACCACGGGAATGGATGCGATATATTTTAACATGTCCTCTCCAGACTATTTATTTTTTTCTTTCTTCTTTTTGCCTTAATGATTCTTTCATACCTATATCTAAAATTTCTTTTTCTTTTTGCATATTAGTATAAAAATCATTATCATCTGTTATAACAGAATTATTCTTTTTCATCATTCTATTGCGCTTAGTTAAAAACCATTTGTATTGTTTGTTTGCCATATTAAGCTCCTAGTCCTGTAGGTTTAGCAGGTAATCCTTGTATTGGAAAAGTTTCAAATTCTAAACATGTAGCATGAGTTACTATTCTATCTTTATATTCTTGATCTTTACTATCATATATATCCATATATCCGTCACGTGCTGTTATACATTCTCCCATACTAGGATATAACATTGCATTATATTTTACCGAAGGCATTCCTGGCATCGATACAACCATAAGTAATAAAAATACTTTTACCATAATTATTTATTCCATTTCTCTTTTGCACGAAGAGACCATCTCTCAAATGCTTCTTTACTTATTTTTTTCTTTACCATTGTAGCACCTTCTGGTACTTCATTGTATAAAGCAATTACTTCACCATCTTTTATTTCTACAATACCTGGACTACAGAAAGCATCCTTATCATAACCTGTATTCTTTTTCTTTAATATTCTTACTTCTTTCATACATGATGATATAGATTCCATAGGAATATATT